CACGATGAAAATCAGGCAGCTCAATCCCCGCCAGATGGTACGCATCCCGGAACAGCGTGTAACAGTCCGTCACCCCGTGCTCAAAGCGCCGCCCGGTGAGATGCGGCACACAGCGGAACTTATGAATCGCCCCCCGGCAGACCAGCAACCACGGCAAATCACTCTGCACCTGCAGCCGCCGGTCAGCCTCACTCAGCCAGGGCAGACCACCGGGGTGGCTGTGGACCAGCGCCACAATCTCACCCTGCATTTCTGCCTGCAGCCAGTCCTCCGGAGCCATCCGGAAATAATCCTCCGGCTCACCGGAAATATTCACGCAGGGAAAATATCTTTCCCCCTCCGGCGTTCTCACCACGAAGCCGCACGACTCCGCTGGCGCACATCGCCGGGCGTGCGCCAGAATCGCTGATTCTGTCTCTGTCATGGGATTACTGCGAAAGTTTGTTAATGGAAAGGTAGCCGCCAAAGTTACCGATGTTATTGCGAAACTTACAGCCGCTCAGGCATTTGCTGCATTTATCTTTCGTGATATCGGACGTTGGCTGGTCATATTCATCCGCGACCGCCGGACCGTGATAACCGCACTCATCACCGCGATAGGTCCAGGTGCAGGTGTTGGCCAGCATGATGCGCCCCGGAAAAACGGCGCCATCCGTTTCCGTCGGTGTGGCCAGCACAAAGGAGGCACTCACCGCGCTCAGTTCGCTGCACTGCTCGATGCGCCAGCGGCTGACCACCTCCTGCTCCGGGTCGGCGTCACTGTTTCCGTTGAAGAAGTTCACCGCATCCAGAAAACGGGCGTAAACCTTACGTCGGACCACCGTTCCGCCAACCAGACTCTGCCAATCCTCCACCATCCCGGTGACCAGACCATACAGATTGGACACGCTCAGCACTGGTCTGGCGCTGGCCCCTTTGCCATTCAGTTCAAAACCGCTCCCCTGAATGGGGTATGCCTGATACTGCCGCCCCTGCCAGGTGACCGGTTCACCTTTTTCGTTCTGCTCATTACAGAAAAAATAACGTTCACCACCGACCTCTGTCAGGTCGATTTCCCAGAGCACCACGCTGGCCGACTGCTCCGCACGGGTGCATTCATTCAGTGTTTCCTGCCGGATATCCTGCATCAGTTCACCACCTGTTTAAACTCTGCGCTGAACTCAACACGCAACATACTGACCCGCGACGTCCATTTTGCGCAGGTCACCTTTATCTGCCTGTAACCATAAGGCGGCGTCCACAGAAAGGCTTTCCAGCCTCCGTGCTCTGCCAGAAACGACTCCAGCGCCGTGGCCTCCTTACGAGGAACAGAAAGCGTCACGCTGTACGTTTTCAGGTCGGCATTCAGTCCGGCAGGCGCTCGCTGGGAATAGCCATCACCAAAGCGCACTTCCCTGACGGAAGGGGCCGAAGCCACATCCATGCCGGGTTTCACTTTCCAGCGAAAGGTTTTCATCGTCCACCTCCGGAGAACTGACCACCATCACGCATCTGTGCCTGAATTTCATCACGGGCACCCTTGCGGGCCATGTCATACACCGCCTTCAGCATTTGTGGACCTGGCAGACCATTCGTACCGTCGTTCTGAATCACCACGTTGTTGTTCTGCTCAAATCTGATACCCTCTGAACGCCGCATTTGCGCCGGACTTCCGGTGCCACCGACATAACCGCCGGTGGCATAGCCGCGCATCAGCCGGTAAAGATTTCCCACACCAATCCGGCTGGTTGCCTCCTTCGTGAAGACAAATTCACCACGGTGAACAATCCCCGCTGGCTCATATTTGCCGCCGGTTCCTGTGAATCCTCCGGTTGCAAAATGGAATTTCGCCGCAGCGGCCTGAATGGCTGTACCGCCTGACGCGGATGCGCCACCACCAACAGCCCCGCCAATGGCGCTGCCGATACTCCCGACAATCCCCACCATTGCCTGCTTAAGCAGAATTTCTGTCATCATGGACAGCACGGAACGGGTGAAGCTGCGCCAGTTCTGCTCACTGCCGGTCAGCATCGCCGCCATATTCTGTGCAATACCATCAAAGGTCTGCGTGGCTGCACTTTTTACCTGCGACATACTGTCCGTGGCGCTCTCTTTCCACTCGCTCCAGCCGGACCTGAGGCCTGCCATCCAGCTCCCGCGAAGCTGGTCTTCAGCCGCCCAGGTCTTTTTCTGCTCTGACATGACGTTATTCAGCGCCAGAGGATTATCGCCATACTGTTCCTTCAGGCGCTGTTCCGTGGCTTCCCGTTCTGCCTGCCGGTCAGTCAGCCCCCGGCTTTTCGCATCAATGGCGGCCCGTTTTGCCCGTTGCTGCTGTGCGAATTTATCCGCCTGCTGCGCCAGCGCGTTCAGGTGCTCCTGATACGTAACCTTGTCGCCAAGTGCAGCCAGCTGGCGTTTGTACTCCAGCGTCTCATCTTTATGCGCCAGCAGGGATTTCTCCTGTGCAGACAGCTGGCGACGTTGCGCCGCCTCCTCCAGTACCGCGAACTGACTTTCTGCCTTCCACAAATCCCGGCGCTGCTGGCTGATTTTCTCATTCGCTCCGGCATGCTTCTCCAGCGTCCGGAGTTCTGCCTGAAGCGTCAGCAGGGCAGCATGAGCACTGTCTTCCTGACGATCGCCCGCAGACACCTTCACGCCGGACTGTTTCGGCTTTTTCAGCGTCGCTTCATAATCCTTTTTCGCCGCCGCCATCAGCGTGTTGTAATCCGCCTGCAGGATTTTCCCGTCTTTCAGTGCCTTGTTCAGTTCTTCCTGACGGGCGGTATATTTCTCCAGCGGCGTCTGCAGCCGTTCGTAAGCCTTCTGCGCCTCTTCGGTATATTTCAGCCGTGACGCTTCGGTATCGCTCTGCTGCTGCGCATTTTTGTCCTGTTGAGTCTGCTGCTCAGCCTTCTTTCGTGCGGCTTCAAGCGCAAGACGGGCCTTTTCACGATCATCCCAGTAACGCGCCCGCGCTTCATCGTTAACAAAATAATCATCCTTGCGCAGATTCCAGATGTCGTCTGCTTTCTTAAACGCAGCCTCTGCCTTAATCAGCATCTCCTGCGCGGTATCAGGACGACCAATATCCAGCACCGCATCCCACATGGATTTGAAGGCCCGCGCAGTCCTGTCTGCCCAGGTCTCCAGCGTGCCCATGTTCTCTTTCAGGCGGCGGGTCTGGTCATCAAACCCTTTCGTTGCGGCCTCGTTCGCCGCCTGCAATGCCCCGGCTTCATCGCCGGAACGCTGCAACTGAGCAACATACGCAATCTGCTCCGCCGTCACGTTATGGAACTGGCGTGCCATCGCCGTCAGCCCCGACGTCGGGTCTGTGGTCAGCTTCCCGAAGGCTTCAGCGACCTTGTCCACCTCCACGCCGGATGCAGAGGAGAAACGCGCCACACTCTGGCTGATGGACGCAATCTGAGCCTCACCGCTTACCCCCGCCTTAACCAGTGCGCTGAGTGATTCGCTGGTCTGGTTAAACGTCAGCCCTGCCGCCTGCCCGGCTCTGGACAGGACCAGCATACGATCTGCCGTCAGTCCCGCCTGATGACCGGAAAGGACCAGCGTTTTGTTGAAATCGGACAGGGTTGAGTTGCCCTGATACCAGGCATACGCCAGCGCACCGGTCGCCACCGCCAGCGAGGTGGCCCCCACCATCGGCAGGGTGATCGCACCGGCAAGCCCCCTGAACATGGGGATCATCCCGCCGAAGGAGTCCTTCACCTGCCCCCCCTGTTGCAGCAGGATCAGCCACGGACTTTGCCCGCCTGCAAGCTGCGTGGCCACGTCGGTGAACTGTGCAGGCAGCATACGCATGGCGGCTTTATACTGCCCGACGGAAATCCCCGCTTTCTGTGCAGCCAGCGCCTGTCGGCTCAGCGACTGTTCAACGACTGCCGCTGTTTTTTTCGCATCACTTTCCGTACCGGAAAAATGACGCCTGACTCTGGCCATCTGCTCGTCAAATCTGGCCGCATCCAGACTCAAATCAACGACCAGATCGCCTACCGGTTCAGCCATACCGGACTCCTCCTGCGATCCCTTCTGATACTGTCATCAGCATTACGTCATCCTCCGTCATGTCCGCCACATCCGGGGAAGCGGGGATAACTTCATTCCCGTCCGGGCCAAAGCGGACGCCTCCGGCAAGCCCTGCCGCTTTCTGCATCAGCACATCATCTTCAGGCTCTTCGTCAGCCTCGCGCCGGTTCAGCAGACTGAAATCCAGCGGATGCATATCCGGATCGCTGAAAAACAGGCTGAGCACGGTGTACGTCAGCCCGGAAAAGTGCATATCCAGCAGAACATCATGAAAATAATGGGTACTGTAAAAGCGGTGCCAGTCGGCATACTCCGTGGATGACATCCCGGCAAGCATGGCACGCCAGTCGGGTCGCCCCATCTCACGCGCCAGTTTCAGGGCAAAACTCAGCTCACCGTCGAACACTTTCCCGCAGAAACAGGCTCTGCGGGCCCGGCGTCCTCTGTCTGTTCAGGGGCATTATTCACCACAAACTCATACATACCAGACAGCCGGTACACCACGTTTTCAGCATGAGAAATTGCCTCCGTGGGCCAGGTGGTAAGCACTTCCTGCTCAATCTGTTTAACGGCTTCATTCATGGACGGCATCTGCGTCTTCTGCGGATGGTTATGCCACAGGGACATCGCCACCACAAAAGCACCGGTTCTGATGGCGTCTTCCACAGTAAACTTCCGGTTGCTGTCTGACTCCGCCTGTTCTGCCTGCCGTTTCATCAGGGCGAGATGCTCAATACGCTGCAGGGCTGACAGTTCAGAAAGCGTGACGGTCACACCGTTATGTTCAAATGATTCGGTTTTCAGGAACATCGCTGACTCTCCGGATTAACTGGCGGTGACGTTGATTTCTGCAACCGCAGCAAGTTCACCATTACCGGATACGACCGGAATGTTGACCTTACCTGCAGCGACACCTTTCACGGTGATGGTCATACCACTGACCGACACGGTGGCTTTTGTTTTATCCGAAGACACCGCACGGAAGCTCTTGTCGGTTACGCCCTCCGGCTGGAAGGCCACGGTCAGCGTGGTGCTCTGCCCTTTCACTACGGAAGCACTGGCTGGCGTTACCGTCATGCCGGTGGCCGCTGTTACCGTGCTGCGATCTTCTGCCATCGACGGGCGTCCCACATTGGTGACCTTCACCGTGCGGGTGATCACTTCCTTCGCCGTCACCGCCTTACCGATACTGCTGACCCAGCCACGGAACACATCGACCGTGCCGTTCGGGAAGCGGATTTTATAGGCACGGGTATCACCTTCATTAAACCACGCCAGCAGCGCCTGCTGCCCCTGCTCTCCTGGCATCCACGCCAGCGTGAAGCTGGTATCTCCGGCGGATTTCTGCCCCTGCCCGGTCGCGGTCCAGTCCGCCTCTTCATCATCGAGATAACTGTCGTCATAGGACTCAGCGGTCAGTTCGCCGGGCGTCAGGTCTTTAACTTTTGCCAGACGCGACCAGTCAACGTCTGAAAGCGGGTTCGCATAAGGGTCGCCGCTCCCGTTATAAACCCACAGGGTGGTTCCGGCACCTTTCACCGGTATTGCTGGATTTGGTACAGACATATCGTCCTCACATTTCATAGGTAATGACATAAGTCAGATCGGCTGAACTCCACATCCCCGCATCATCATCGCGCCGGTAGTCATAGCCGCTGGCCACCATACTGGTGATCAAATCTGACAGTGCCGGGATATCGCTCATCACCGGATAAATCCGGGACTCCATCCACGCATCCAGCTCTGAATCCGGCACCTGAGCAGGCAGGAAAACTTCGATATGCAGCTCCGCCTGCCAGGTATCGCTGTCCAGCTCTTCGCCCGTGTATTCAGCGCCGGTGAGATAAACGGCAATTGCCGGAAAATCCGCCTCATCAAAAACAGCGGGGCGACCATCAAAAAGCGTCGCCCCGGTATCATGTTTCTCCAGTGCATCCAGTACGGCTGCACGGAGTTCAGTATGTTTCATCGCTTTATCACAATCCTCAGTTGTTGTTTCAGCGCATAGCTCAGTTCTTTAGGCAGACGTTCGCGCCGGATACGGTTAACGTTCTCATCAAAAGCCTGTTTCAGTGGGGCTGCCATCGGAATTTTCACCACCTGAATGGGAAGACGATTACGCTTTTTCCTTCCCTTATCGTCATTGCCCTTCGCATACCGGGCTTCTGGCAGACGTTGCATAACATGCCAGCGCCCATTATTCAGTCGCTGGATGAATGCCCGCTGATAACGATGCTGACCAGCTTTAAGTATGCTGTTCGGACGACGGCCCAGCATCCTGATCCCCAGCTTAATCACAGGGAGATCACCTCGGTTAACGATAATTTTGGCATTCGGATTTCTGACCGTCGCCCGTTTCAGTCTGGATCTCTCTTTAACCAGTTTTCTCGGCACCCTGGTTTCACGGGCAACCTGTGATGAAGACTGATTAATTGCCGTTGTAGCCACGCGGTTAATAGCCATTGCTGAAGCCGCCGGAATGGCGTTTTTACGAACCCGGCTCAGATTTTCAATCGCCTGATCAAGCCCTTTTATCGCCATAATTCACCCTGCGTTCATCGTCGCCGGTTAACTGCGGGTGGTTGCCCACGGTTGAGCCAGAGATAACAACTGCCCCCGTCATCCGGAGAAACACGATCCACCCAGAACGTCTCACCATTAATGGTCAGCGTGTCACCACGCCGCACAGCACGAACCGTATCCGTCAGCACAAATAATGACGGGCTGCTTCCTTCAATACGAACCCCGCCACCGGCAAATCCCAGCGACTCCGGATCGTCAAAAACCCCCTGAACTTCGCCGCCACGCTGTGCCCCCGAGGTGAACTGCGCACAGAGTCCCATCACTTCAACAATCGTGCTGTCCACCCCGGCGAGGGCAGCATCGAAGGCATTCTGAAAATCACGCATAAACGGCCATTCCACTCTTGACCATGTCTTTTGCCACTGAGGGGGGCATCAGAATTACTCTGCCAGCATCAACATACTCAACAGGCTCACCTGTTTCATCGTCAACACCGCACAGGTAAAAACACTTCAGAAGCCTGATACGTTCCAGAATACCGAAAGCATCCTCACCGGTGTTCCTGTATGCCTGCTCATAAACGGTATCATCAACATCTGCGATTTCATTTTCCGATGCGCAAACCTCCTCTTCCCACTCTGCCACACGCTGTGCGATATCCGCTGCACTCCCCGACATATCCGCCTCGCGCCCCAGCAGGCCAGCCAGTTCACGAAGACGTTTCTGATTTTCTTCTTTTGTTGCCATATCCAGCCCCCTGTGAAAAAAGACACGGGGGCATTTCGCCCCCGCTCACGGATTATTTCACCTGCACCACCACAAACTCATCCGGGTCCGGCAACACCATCAGCGGTGCGGACTGCGTCATGGTGAATTCACGGGCCGGATCGCCCACGGTCATCCAGTGTTTCGGATAACGGGAAGAAGCCACCACACCTTCGGACAACGCCTGTGCATCCTGAATGGCACCATAGCAACGAATACCTTCTGCCGCCGTATTTCCCAGGACCAGCGTGCCCTCCGGCAGATAACGTTTTTCGGTACCGTCCTCTGCCACATAAGACGTTTTCGCCACCACAATGGCCAGATCGCCGTAATACCCCTTGAAAGACACCACCGACCCCAGGTCTTTCACTGCCGTTTCGAGTTGTGAATTTGAGCCGCGACGGGTATCCAGTTTTTCGCGGAACAGCTTAAAGCCATTCAGCAGACGCCAGACGGTACCGTCCATGATGGCAATATTCACAAGACCGCTGGCCTGATCACAGAAAAGGTCGATATCATGCGTCGGGTCGAACGTGTCACGGTCCTGTTTTGACCACTCCTTACCGCTACCCTGTATGATGTTATTCTTCGTCGATCTGCCAAAATCGACCTCAATTTTCTCGAACTGGTCTCCTTCCATGGTGTATTTACCATACAGCACAGCATTTACCGCCTGCATTTCTTCCACCTGGACAATCGCGTGCTCTTCCTGTTTGAGGTTATCGGTAATGATACGCAGACGGCGGTAAGCCGGATCGTTCAGTTGAGCCGGATCTTCACCAGGAAGGCGCTCAACCGCCTGCTGGTAATTAAATTCGTGTTTCGGCTTGACGTAGCCCGGACGCAACACGCGGGTTTCACCACCACGATGACGCAGCACTTTTCCTTCAACAACCGGGGAGACATAGGCCGCTACCGGCGTTTTTCCGGTAATTTTGTCCAGCATCACCTCTTCTGTATGGAAATTCACCGTACGGCGGAAAAACAGCTCCAGAAACAGCGCACGAAATTTCACTTTTTGTTCGGTATAACCGAGTAACTGGCGGGTCGTAAACAATCCCATAAATCAGTTCCTTTCATTCAGAAATCAGTCAGGCCACCGCGGTGGCCTGATAACGTGTTACGGCAGCGCCGCGTGACTCAGGGCACTGCCGGCAAAGGCGTTGGCCTTTTTGTGTTCATCCACACTTTCAGGCCAGCGGATTGCCTCCGTCGCAAAGGTCCCCGACTTGTAATACGTCAGCGCCGTCTCTGTGCCTTCAAGCGGCAGTACCAGTATGCCAACCGCACTACCGGCTTTCTGTCCGTCCCAGACCACCAGTTTCCCGGTGGCCTCATCCAGCATCAGGGGTGTCAGTGCCGGTGTTGCCGAGGAAATCCCGCTGCTGCCTGTGGCGGTATGAGCCGGATCATTACCGGCAAAAATACGTACTTCCGCACGCTGTTCAGTGATTGTTTTCGTTACCATATTGTAAAAACCTCCTGTTGATAGTCAGCACTGACTTCATGGCATGGCCATGAGCATTTTCACGTCCGCATCACCGTCTGCTGACGTCTGTGGCACGCCACCCTGTACCGCTGCCGGTGAATGGTTCGCCATGAAATGTTCAAACATGGCGGTTGTGGATGCAGAGACCGGTTCTGCCTTACCTGCTCCCGCCGCCAGCACAGCCCGGGCGCTCTCCACAGTCATTCCCGGGCAGGCAGCCAGCTGTTCAGCCTGCGCCTCAGCCCCTTTTGCCTCATCCAGTGCTATGATCTGATCACGGAGTGATGGTCCGGCATCCGCCTGCGGTGAAGCAGCCAGGATCGGGCGGGCTTTTTCCACCGTCATCTCCGGCATCGCCGCCAGCGTTGCCGCCAGTTGTTCACGACCGTTCGCTTCTTCACACGCCATAATGCGATCGGCTTCACTCTGCGTGGATGCCACCGGCTGCTGCGGTGCCGCCGCGGCCAGAATCGCCCGGGCCTGTTCAACGCTCATACCCTGTTGTCCTGCCAGCATCGTGGCAAGCTGTTCACGTCCTTTCGCTTCCTGGCATGTCAGGATCCCCATCACTCGCTGGTTCTCCTGCGCGGCGGCTTCCGTTGCAGTTAATTGCGGCATAGTGCCTCCTGTATCATGTGTGTTCAGCGTCGCGGCCATCACGCTGATGGCATCCGACGCATTGATTAATTCATCCGCCAGCCCGGCCTCAATGCCGGACTGACCTTCAAAAACGGCAGCCTCTGTTCCCGTGACGGCATCAACAGACAGACCGGTATACATCGCCACTTTTTCGGCAAACATCCGGCGCGCCGCATCAATCCGCTGCTGCATGTCCTGGCGAACCTCTGCCGGCAACGCTTCAAACTGATTGCCATCCACCTTGTGCGCCCCTGAGTAAATCAGCGTGATATCCACACCGGCCTGCGCCAGATGACCGGCATAGCTGACATGGCTCATCATCACGCCAATGGAGCCGATACGGGATGTCTGGGTAACCAGCCGTCGGGAGCAGGCCGACGCCAGCAGCATGGCTGCAGAACAGGCCGTGTCATTGCACAGTGCCCAGATCGGCTTCTGCTGACGGAGGCGGTAAATCATGTCAGCGCAGTCAAACGCGCCGGCGGCCTGCCCGCCCGGACTGTCAATGTCCAGCAGTACGCCCCGCACCTGGCTATCCGCCATTGCCTGCTGAAGACAGGCGACAATGCCGTCATAGCCTGTCATTCCGGAAAATGGCCGCATACCACCCAGCCGGTGCACCAGCGTGCCGGTCACCGGCAGTACAGCAATACCGTTCACCACCCGGTAAACACGGGCCGGTCGTTTACCTCCGGCCATATACTCGTCCGTTTCAGCCAGCATTCCGGGAGCATCAAGCTGTACCTGTTGTTGTGGTACCGAAAGACTTGCTGCCCCCATCTCGCGCCCGAGCGCGCAAAAGAAAACCCGCGCATAGGCGGGCTCCAGAAGCAGCGGTTCATTGAATGCTGCGGCAATAATGTGTGAAAGATTACGTCTCACGTGGTGTTGTCTCCTCTTCCGGCCTGCGACTCTCCGCTATCTGCTGCTGATACGCCTGCGCTATCCACACCGGACGTGAGAGTCCGGCTTTTTCCCGCTCTGCAGATTCCCTGACCTGCTGGCGGAAAATGTCCTGATAATCCTCGCCCATCAGCGCCAGCTCTTTCTCATACGTGCTCAGTCCGGCCTTAATGCGCATCACTGATTCCTGGACTTCCTTGAGCCCGTCAATGGCCATTCTTCCTGCACCAATCCACTCTGCCCGTGACCAGGCTGATCGCGCCTGATAAAAATCAAAACGTGCCCGTGGCGGACGAATAATCCCCCGAAGAAGTGCCTCTTCCAGCCAGCAGGAAAACATCTGCGTGGACAGCCGGGCCGCAATAAATTTTCGCCGCCCCATAAAATAGCGCCACGACTCATTGGCGGAGGCGCGGGCACTTGAGTAACTGACCTTCGAGTAGTCACGGGACAACTGTTCGTAGGAAACGCCAAGACCGGCGGCGATATACCGCAGCAGCGCCTGTTCAAGCGCAGAAAATCCATTGTCTGAATCCTGCGCGGTCTGCAGTTTCAGATCATCCCCGGGGAAAAGGTGCGGAATTTTGACACCGCCCAGCGTCACGTGATTCGTGTCATACCAGCTGGAGAACTTCTCCAGAATATTAATAAGCGGATTATCCTTCTGCCCCTGCGGCGCACCGGCGATATATTCAAAGGCCTTTTCGGTATCAAGTTCACTTTCGATTGTGGCTGCATACATGGCCTTCACAATGGCCGACTGAAGCTGTGTTACCTGCAGGGAATCGAGCATCTTCAGCCGCTCCATGACGCTGTAAAACTGATTAGCCCCACGGGTCTGCCCGTCCTCCACCGGCTCGAAAATATGCAGCATGGCCGGACGCCCGGTGGGAAGTTCACGCGGGATCCGTTCCCATCCTCCACTACCAGAGAACGGAAAATCATCCTCACAGATGTGGTACGCAACGGCACGGCCATATCGATCGACCTCCACCCCGGCACGCAGAAAACGGTTCCCCATACCGTGTCCTGGCGTGTCCACCCGTTTCGGACTCACGGCTTTAAAACGCGTACGGAATAACTGCGTGGTTTCCGTATCCCAGACCGGCTGCACAAAGATTTCACCGTTAAATGCATGAACGCCCACACCTTCACGGATAAATTCCGTAAATGTGCGTTTCCCTTCCACATCGATCTCGCCAAACATCCCTTCGGCGTATTCCGACCAGGCCGCCTCCACCTCATCGACAAAGCTTTTGGCTGCAGTCTCCCGCATCCCCAGCCAGCGCCAGTTCGGACGGTAGCTGATCAGAAACATATGCCCGACAATGTGATCTTTATGCAGGGCCACCGCATTAGCCGCTATTCCGTTATTGCGCACCAGATCATCTGCCCGGGCATTCCCCAGACGCAACGCGGGCAGCAGGGCCGCATCGGCACTCTGCGCCGGTGGCAACCACTCCGCCATTTGCCCGCCAAATCCTGCGCCGCCACCGTTGTAGCTGAGACTCTCACGAAGCGGAACGCCGTTCACATCAATCAGGACAGGCGTTAGTTTCATAACCTCACTCCCAGCGGACGACGGCGACGTCGGGTTGTCCCCAGTACCGACTCCGCATCATTGATCGCCCGGTTAAGCTCATCCAGAGAAGCCGCCGTATATTCAATTCTGCGACCATCTTTCTGGACAGACACCACCCGTTTACCAGTTAATAAATCAAGGCGCGCCTGACGCAGCGCCTGCAGTTCAGCGACTGTAACCATTCACTCCTCCGGACAGCTTCGCTGCCAGTTCTTTAAGGGTTGGCCGGGTCGTCTCTTCTTCCCGGGATTTTGCCAGTACAGCCAGATCGAGCTGCCAGCGCTGCACGGACACACGTAATGCCGCGTAGGCATACACCAGGCAGTCCAGCGCTTCGTTACGCCGCTTTTTGTTATCCCACAGCAGACGCATCTTTCCTTTTTCCCACTTCTCCACAAGCTCTTCCGCAACCAGTTGCTGCGCCTCTGTCTGCGAAAAAATCTCTGGATCATCAGGAAAACGGATGGCATACGACGTGGCTTCATCCGCAGGCGTGGGATCGGCTTTCATACGGGCATAGAGAATTTCTTTTGCGGTGTCCGTCCCCACTTCACACAGATACACGCCCCGCTGATTGCGGGTTTTTGGCATGGTGATCACCGGCTTGCCATAGACAGATGCGCCTTTTACCGGCAGCACCCGGAAAACACCGTGTTTTTTTGATCTCTGATAAACAATTTCACCATCGATCCCCCCTATGTCCCAGCAGACACGGGAAATGGTCATTTCGGTGCCATCCGCATGGCGGTATTTTTTGTTGATCGCAGCATCCACACGTAACAGCGTCTCTTCCTCATCAGGACGCCCCATAATGATGATTTTATCCACCAGAAAGGCTTCCTCTCCCGGAGCCCATCCCCAGACATACATCTCAAAACGGTTTCGCTGCGAGTCAATGCCCGCCGTCAGATAAACCACCCTGTCAGGTACCGCCGCCGTGTAATGCACGACCTTATCCATCAGAACCTGGTGATCGAGTTTTTCGCCCACGGCCTCTTCCCAGGTCTCGCCCAGCGTGGTGTTCACAAAGGTTTTCAGGCCGTTGGGATCTTTCAGTGCATCCAGCCAGTCATAGACAATCTGTACCCAGGTGGTAAACGGGCTATAGGCCGTCCAGATGTGGAAAGTGATGGATCGCGGTGGCGGCATCTCCTCATCACCCGCGCTGTAAAATGCCAGGCCGTCACGTGTCCACATTCCTGTATTGTCACAAATCCAGCGCCCGTCAGTCTGGTCAAGTTCCGACTGACGGATCACACAGCCATTATGCTCACACAGGTAATACACCGTTTCCGGTTTACCCTTCTCCCATTTAAGGCCAAACGGCGTGGATTCATCACCAAACTTCAGATACTGGATCTCCCCACAATGAGGACAAGGAACATAAAACCGCATGAAATGCGCCGACTCGTTAGCGGCTTTTTCGATCTGGCAGGTGCCTTTGGTTTTGGGCGTCGAGCCGCGTATGGATTTAGGCCATACCGAACCTTCAATACGTTTATCGCCAAGCAGTGTTGGCGAACCTTCTTTTTCCACATCCGGTTCAAACGAGGAGAGTTCGTCATAACAGACCACATCCACAGATTTTTCACGGTAATTTTTTGCTGCCGCGCCACCCAGACACCAGAGCCCCACGCCGGAGGAAAAACGCTTCAGGGTGAGCGTATTATCGCGGTGTTTTCTTCCGAACCATGGAGCCAGATCCAGCAATGCAGGAACATCCCTTATTGTTGGCTCAACATGAGATTTCATGAAATCCTCGGCGGCAGAATCTGTTGGCTGAAAAAGCAGACTGTTACGGGATTTATGCTCAATAAAATAGGCCTCCACCCCTAACAGCATTTTGGTATAACCTACGCGCGCCGATTTAATCAGATTAATGGTGCGAATCCGGTCATTTCCCATGCTGTTCATAATGGCAACCTGAAACGGCAGTGTTTCCCATTTCCCGGGAGTATATGAAGATTCTTTCGGCAGATAATAATGTTGATCAGCCCACTGAACTGTTGTCAGTGGAACCGGAATATTGAGAGATAAAAGCCCTGTAGCTATCGCACCGGCTGCATTAGCTGCCTTCTGTGCGTCTGAAATCATCGATCCACCCGCCCACGTTTTTACCGGCTTTAGCTGCAACATTGGAGGCTTTCGCGATTTCAGTTTTCACCACATCAAGATGTGATGGTGAAATGTCTGGATATTTACGCTGTAACGTCAACGGCACACGCACAAGTATCCCCGAAATTTCCTGTGCCACACGTTGCAGAATGAAGGTAAACAATTCAGTTTCCAGAACCATTCCTTCTTCACGGGCATTTTTCAGTTCCTGCGCATCTGCCTGCGCTTTTGTGAGCCGGTAGCGCTCATAGTCAATGGTGCCCGGTTGTAAGTCTGATTCTGCAGCCGCCCGCAAATCTTCCAGTTCTTTCCGGAGCTTTTCATTTTCGATATCAGCTTCCCTCTGCGCATACCACTGAATTGCCATGGCGGTATCAAATACAGATTCAACGCCCTTACCACCTCCGGAGACACAAGTAAGCCCCTGAGACTGCCAGCGTTCAATCGTCCGCGGATCCACGTTGAAAATTTCGGCAAGCTTCTTTTTATTAACCTTCATGAAACAGTCTCATAGCAAATACAGGGTCCGACATGAGAGTGCCCGAAAATGACTTTTTCAGGCGTTTTCATGTCGGACCTTTTACGGATTCGATATTAGAAAAAACAAATAGTTATGTTCGAGAAGTACCGACATGATTTTCCCCGGAAAATTTTCATAAATAGCGAAAACGCGCGAGGTCGCCGCCCCGTAGCCTGCCGGATCACCGGAAAGGACCCATTCAAATGATAATAATTATCATGTTCATAAAGACCATCACAACTTCTATGTACACCATGAAACCACGGCAAATAATCAATTTTGGCGCAGGTGTCGCATTAATTGATCCGCATCAACTTAACGTAAAAACAACTTCAGACAATACAAATCAGCAACACTGAACACGGGACAACATCATGTCATCAAAAAATAAAACCAGCAGAACAACTACCCGTAACATCCGCTTTCCAAACCGAATGATCGAGCAGATACATATTGCTCTTGAAGAAAAAGGATCAGGAAATTTTTCTGCATGGGTCATTGAAGCCTGTCGCCGAAGACTGTCAACAGAGAAGAGAATAAAGACAGCACAACGGAATACTGAAGAACTAAATACCCGGTCAGGTTACTTTTACCATCGTACTAATGGACAATAACGGGAAATAAGTCCTCACACCTTGTACACTGTAAAATCCGATGTGCATCGTTTCGATTATTTCCGTACCAACGAACATGAAGTCAACTACATCAGTCAACTATTTCTGTTAATACGGAAACACAGCGTCGATACAGCGTATCCGGGAACTTATTTCAGACATTGAGTACGGATATATTTCTGCGCTCCTTCCAGTTGTTTCTGCATCACCATCACTCGTTCTCTGAGGGTAAAATAATCCCGTTCAGCGACGTCTGCCAGTCTGGGGGAGACTGCATTATCCACGCCGGAGGCGGTGGTGGCTTCACGCACTGACTGACAGACTGCTTTGATGCGCAACCGACGACGACCAGCGGCAACATCATCACGCAGAGCATCATTTTCAGCTTTCGCATCAGCTAACTCCTTCGTGTATTTTGCATCGAGCACAGCAACATCACGCTGGCGCACCTGCATATCAGTAATTGTCGAGTTCGCCAGCTTCAGTTCTCTGGCATTTTTATCGCGCTGGGCTTTGTAGGCGATGGCGTTATCACGGTAATGATTAACAGCCCATGACAGGCAGACGATGATGCAGATAACCAGAGCATAAATAATCGCGGTTACTCTTCTCACTGCTCTATCCCCCAACAGGCTAATGCGCTTTCCTGGTCACGACGAATAACCTGACCATAACAGTTATTTGAACGAATGCGGCAATCGCGCCCCCTGTCCTTAATCCACCAGCGAATCGCCTCGCAGGCACCTTTACGATCACCTGCATTAAGCCGCTTATAAAACGTCGACGGGAAACACTTACCGGGGCCAATGTTATAGGGGCAAAATGACGCGATACCCGCTTTCTGGGGTTCGGTCAGTGGTACTTTAATATTACGTTCCACCCATGCCAGCGCCTTATTACGTTCAATAGCGTTAACCTGGTCGCATTTTTCCTTCGACAGCTTCATTCCCGGTATGACGGGCTTACCATCCACCATTGTGGCACCACGACAGATGGTCCATATGCCGGAGCCATCGCGGTATGCAGTGGTGTGATTCCCCTCTTTTTCATCCAGAAACTGATCGAGAATGTCAGGGGCAGGAGCACTGGCGGCAATCAGTGCCAGAACAGCAGCCGACAGGCTGTATCTGATTTTTACGTTCATGGGTATTTATCAGGATTTATCGGCTTCAAATCCCCGGATATGTTAAATCTTACCTCGCCAGTGATGGGCACTGGCGGGAGGAGGATGTCAATCTGATAAACACAGAGGTGACTATGGATTACACAAATCTACCAAAACAAACTTTTGCTGATTTAATCGCACTCAGGCAAGCAGTCGTAGCTCTAATCAACTTGTTGCCAGAGAAGGAAAAGGAATTAGTTAAAGCGCTTCTTAACAGAACTGCCGCCGATTTTTCATCATATTCACTGACAGATGACCTTGTGGACCTTCCTGAATTAATTGCAGCGTCCGCCATTAAGCTTACTGAAGAGATTTACCCTCCTCAAAAATCTTCACAAAATTCCTGCGAGTAACTTCAATGCAATAATCGTAAAACGCCGCAAACTGCTCATCGCGGTGTTTTTTTTCATCTTCAGAAGGAATCAGCACCGACAATTTTTTATTCAGATCAGCGACGCTGCCCTCCAGTTTTTCAATGAGCGATTCAATATCATCTTTTTCTGACCGCAATGCCGTAGGTGGCGTCTTCAGAGAACCAGTAATTCTTCCCGGTAGTTTTCCTCTGTAGGTTATCCACACATTCTGCGCCTCTAAAATTATGGGGCGCTTTCCCGGCAACGGTTCGTTCCCTTCACATAACCCGGCAGCAATATCCCGGAACAATATCTTTGCCTGTTTGATTGCCTCTGTCTCGTAAAACTCCAGCGTTGCCCCTTCAACACGATCCATGCTGATATTCAGATCAACAATTTCACCGGCAAAACGTTCTTTATCCTGTAAGGCTACAATTACCGAGACTTTATTCTCAAAATTGCGGGTTCCTTTCACAATCAACTCATAGCTTTTAATCATTGAATTACTCTCCCCGCGCCGCCTTGCGACGGTCCTCTTTTATCTTGAAGTACAGATTCGTCAGATAAGTCAGAAAACCCAGGAACAGGCTCCCCAGCACACCAATCGCAGCCCACTGAGACGGACTAACCTGATCAAGCCATTGTAAAAACCAGTAGCCAGCACTGCCTGCGGAGGCGCCGTAGGCAATGCCTGTTGATATTTTTTCCATCTGATACATATCCCGCCCCGACAGACCTGTGCTACCGGAAAGAAAAAAGGCCATCAGCAAAACTCTGATGGCCTGAATCACCTTTACCAGTCATGTATGAAAAAATACGCACAACCAATTGACAATGATTATCATTTTCATTAAAAATACAGCGTAACATTCTTATTTCATGAAGAACCATACCCGCCAGCAACCTGAGTAGCAAAAGCTGTTCATCCCCCATATTTTTGCTGGCGGGTTCTTTTTTCTACTGCCCTCCTCCCCAGGAAAAGCATTTCATTCTTTTCTCATTAATCGTTACTGGAGAGAAGGCGGGAAAAAGCCAGCTCTTTGGCCCTAAATAACAGCATGGCTTCAGTCCATACAGAATCTGATTTTCCAGCTCACATAATAACCAGATGCTGCAGTTGCAAAATCTGGCAACATCGGATTATTATGCGCCTGTGAAAATTTCTTCACGTTTTATTCCTTGCCGCCCGTGCCTCCCAGCGCGGGCTTTTTTATCCAAAAAATACCCCTCCGGAGAGGGGTATCATACAAGGGGATGACCATGATGCATGGTGCCGGGTGCCTCCCGGTGAGTCCGGCATCAGCATACAAACCCGCGATTATCCCAGAACTGACTGCTGATTCGCCCCGCCGCTTAGGGGGATTCACCATGCTTTTTTTTATTTACAAACTCTTCGCCAGACAAACAACCATTAACTGGCTGAATTGTGAGGTATTTCAATTTTTAGAAAACTGACCAACCTCCGCTTATACGCCGGGCATGGAGCGGATACAAAAAAGCCCCGCAAAAGCAGATCAGAAGGATTCGTTGTAAAAAAAGCTGTCAGATTATCGCGCTAATCTGACAGCTACAGCAGGTATCCAAAAACATGGGTGGAAACAATAAGTGAGTTAAGAAGACACGGTGTCGGATTTTTACCGATGAGCCTTTGGCGTGGTCAACCGTGGCTCGCTCCCTTTAACTTTTGATGCTCATGAAAATGATGAAAATCCTTATTACATCATACCACATCAGCCCTGCTACATTGCAGGATGCACCGTGTTGTTACGGATTATACGTAACAGATGTCCCACTAATAATTGAGTTAATTCACAAAATTGTATTTGCTGATAACATACTGATTTCCTGAATGGTCTTATTGAACCGTTCTGTCTCAAGCTCAACACCTAATGCCCGACGCCCCAGCGCCATTGCTGCTTTTATTGTGGAACCGGATCCCATAAAGAAATCAGCAACCAGATCGCCAGGTCGACTACTGGCATTGATTATTTGCCTGAGCATATCCGCCGGTTTCTCACACGGATGTTTGCCCGGGTAGAACTGAACGGGTTTATGCATCCAGACATCGGTATAAGGCACGGAGACTGATACGGAGAACCAGCGCCGGAGAGATTTAAACTCATCCAGCAATTCAGAATATTTGCGATTCAGTGAATCATAAGATGCCACCAACTGGTGGTGTGGTTGTTCCAGTTGTTGTTCCTGAAACTTCTCTGCCGCTATACGGGAAAACAGTGCCTGTAACTTCCGGTAGTCAGCCTCATTCGGCAACTGCCACTGACTGGCACCAAACCAGTGGGAAACCATATTTTTCTTACCTGTGGCTTCGGCAATTTGTTTTGCCGTTATACCCAGTTCGGCACGAGCATCCCTGAAATACGATATCAGCGGTGCCATTATGTGCTGTTTGAGTTCCCTTTCTTTTGCTGCATAGCCGTCACTTTTGCCGCGATATGGCCCCTGGTAATGTTCAGCAAACAGAACGCGCTCTGTGGCAGGAAAATATGCGCGCAGACTTTCTTTATTACACCCATTCCAACGTCCGGACGGCTTCGCCCAGATAATGTGGTTCAGAACATTAAAGCGTTCACGCATCATGATTTCGATATCAGATGCCAGACGATGACCGCAGAACAGGTAAAGGCTTCCGGCAGGTTTTAACACCCGCCAGAACTGCGCCAGACACTGATCCAGCCATTTCAGGTAATCATCATCTCCCTTCCACTGGTTATCCCAGCCATCTGGCTTCACTTTAAAGTATGGTGGGTCTGTGACTATCAGATCGACAGAGTTTTCCGGTAAGGTCTGGATAAATTCCAGGCAATCAGCGTTGATTAACTCACAACTGGATATTTTTACAGTATTAGCCATAGATCAATAAGCGCTTCTCTGATAGGCTCATACCGCTTTTGCGCAAAGCAGATGGGCCTGAGGTTTGCTTGTGACCCCAACGCATGAGCAGATGGCTGGCAGGTGCCGCTAACACCCACCAGCCGCCCATTACCACAAATTAAAAAGCCTTCACTGCGGAAGGCGTCTGTAACAACCGAACTGATAATCTGCCAGGCCCGCCATAACAAGCTGGGTCAGTATTAACTGGCAGCATTCGCGTGAAAGGTAAGTATTCTGCGCAATCTCCCCGACGGTCGCTGGTTCGGTGACGCTTAATTCATTAAACACCACTCTGGCGGTTTCGCTCATATCCTGCTGTTTTAGCATGTCTTTTTCCCTTTTCTGGTTAACGTGACATACCAATAACTCTTGTCGAAAAAGCCAGCAAGTTGAAAGGCCGGTATTCGCAACCACCAGCGCATTTAACGTCCTGTACTGCTTTTCAGGCACAAAAAAACCCGCTCATCGGCGGGTTTAAGCTGTGTGGCGTAGTAACCACTCTTAACAGGATATTCAACTTTTTACGATCGTAAAGTGTTCGGGGGAAATTTTTAAAGTCGCATCAGTCGTTCCACCAGTTGCTCTTTACTGGCAACGATCCAGCCGCGTTGTTCCAGATAAAATTTGAACCGTTCCAGAGTGCATACCATCGCATCGGCGGGTACTTTTTCCGTGAAGTCGACCTGACCGTGTTTATCGAAGTGGATCAGTAATGCGCATCCATCATTTTCGGTGGGGGAGTTTTGTGTTGCTGGTGGCTGTTTCTGGCTGAAATAACAGTCTTCCAGTTTTTCGAATACTTCCCACGCCTGATCTGTTTCCAGCATTTTTGCGTGGCGGGCAGCTCCGCGTTCTGTCCATAGGATGAGGAAGCGGGTTTTGGGAGAGATGGGATTTTGTGACTTACTTAAAGTAAGTCGCAATTTTTTTAATTCCTCACCCGCTGCTTTAAAAAAGTGCTTTCCTGCGACAAAACGCTCTTTGTTTCTGGTGAAGTTAACCTGGATATTCAGAATTTCGGTGCCATAAAGCTGCGCCAAAAGTTCAGTGGTAATAACAGGAATCTGGTTATGGGTGATCGGGGAGAGAGTTTCAACAGAGATTTGAGTTGTCATAATGACGCCCTCTAGTGGTTTCTAAACTATCACCACCGTCAGGTTCCTAATCATCGGGTGGTGAGACGTACAGGGTTAGGAACTACCGGGAAACCAACCGGCGAGCCTTTCAGCTCCCCCATACGCCCCACCATAATTCAGATGTGCGCGTGCATACGACAATAAAAAACACGCTCGCGGCGTGTATCTGTCGCGGTCTCTATCCGGGGTTCCTAATCCCGACGCCAGATTTTGCTGACGCGTGAGGAATATAGCCCCGGACAATGTGTCTGGTCAAGCTCCTACATGATTCGTTCTACGTATCTGTCCATCTCCAGTCGGATATCAAGCATCATCAACATGCCATCAATAACCCCTTCCGCTTTCTGCAGGCGCTTGCCAATACAGGTATCCGAACACCCATGCTTTCGTGCCAACCCCATAAAAGTCATTCCACCTACGTAATAATCCACCAACAAATCGTGCAAATCCTGATTTTTCTTGTTCAACCGGGCCATACAGCCACAAATTATCATTGCATCATCATCAGAACACTGAGGGCGTGATTTCACTTTCGGCGGGATTAATCCTTTAAAACCAGCAGCGATTGACGCCCATGACACATCTTCGTGATTGTTCGCAGCCCATGCTCCCCACCGCTCCATAACCTGCTGAATATCACGCACCATCGTTATCACCTGTAATTTCGTAAATCTTCACGCCCAACCGCCCACCAGGAACAGGCAGTCCGCGCACAATATTGATTTCATCAAACTGCTCGTCATCGATAAGCAGTCCCGCATGCGTTAGTGCATCCAGCGGTGCTTTCAGAATATTGTCCAGGTCACGACGGCGCTTATCCGGTGGCTCTGCAATAATCTTTATCGCCAGCCTTCCGGAGAGGTTTAATTTCAGTTGCTGATGGCGAACAATAAGCGCCACATCTCGGCGATAACGCTCACCGGCTTTTGATACAAAATATGTGCTGCCGCGACGTCGCCAGTAAGTATTCACCGTCGGCGGGTAAGGCAAAACAAATTCTATGCGTTCAGTCATTTATGATTTCCACTTCAGGACGCCCGAATTTTTCGCGTGCATTAAAAAACGAATCAGCAACAACAGCTGGCTGCCGTGTTTTTCTTCAAAATCTTTTACCCCGGCGTGTAGTTCGTTATGGCATTTACGGCACAGCGGAATAACGAACAAATCATCAGCCTTTGTTCCCATTCCTCCCAGACCATGGCCAATGATGTGATGCGGATCATCTGCCTGATTGCCGCACGTCATGCACTTCTGTGTTTTTACCCAGCGAGTATATACAGGCATCTCTTCCCGTTGTAGTTTCTTGCGCTGGAGATACTGAGCCGGAGACTCCGGATCAACAGTGATGCTTACCACCGTCTTTTCCTGTGGCTGGTTCTGTTGCTGGTGAGAGTAAGACGGCGGCACTATATTTTTTGTGCGCTGTTTCAGTATGCTGGTGGCTGTCTGCTCTCCCGGTACAATGTCGCTCTCCCGGTACACAGAGCAGATTTTTTCTACGGGCAATCCCAGTGAACGACGTAATACTGCCTCCGGTAGCGCCTCCGCCACCTGATTGCATACCGCCCACCAGGATAATTCAGCCAGAGATAATTCGCGCTCCTGCGCACCGCTTATTGCATGGCGGATGACATCAATCATCCAGGCTGTCAGATTTTGTTGAGCAAGCAGCTCCAGCGATTCTGATGTCTGGTCACGAAGCTGGTTGTCGCAGTGCCAGCACAACACCATCGCGCCGGTACCGTAACGGTGTATGACGGTTTCACTGTGATGGTAATCACCATGAGGCCACTGGCAGGATTTAACATTGCGCAACAGCCAGTCAGACAATGCACCAGTACCACCAGCAGCACGAATCACACGCTCATTGCTGAAAAACGGCAGTAATGATTTATCCTCCGCCAGCGGCTGGCGAACGGCGGGAACAACTCCGGACGGCAGACTGCGCATGCTTTTCGGTTCCGGCTCCACCAGTACCCTGCCGTTATGGAATACCGACATTGATTCACGGCCAGGCTTAACGATAACCACCCCAAGCTCCGGTACCGGAACAGGTCGCAGTAATACCCGCACGCTACCTCCAGATCCGTTGCTGGAATGTGCGGGACGGACACGGTGGCCGTTCAGAGTAAGGAAGCCTGACGGAGATTATCCAGTGCAGGCAGTCAAGGCTGAGTTCTTTCTGAAACTCGTAACCGCGTCTGCGGTAGCACTGAATTAACCATTTGGCCTGCTCTTCAGTGCATGGATCATGCTGGAACCAGTCAGATTTGAATGCATGAGAACGCCGCCCGTGCCTGCTGGCAGGGTCAGCAGAGTTATCCGAATTGTAAAATCTGGTATCGTGCGCCATCAGTTTTCTCTGCTGACGCAGCAGGTGCCAGTTGTTCAGGCTGGCGTGCGAATTGTAAACCAGAATGCCATGAAAAAACAAAACCCGCCGAAGCGGGTCTGGTTATTGATGAATTAACTTCACGGTTTGGGCTGGAAATTCTTATTCAGAGCTCTGCACTGCTCTTTGTCTTCTTCTTCATGGGCTTTAAATACAGAATAAGTATCAGGGTCAAAAAACGAGATAGATTCCACTTCCCTCTTGGCTACAAGTATCCGAAAGTCTTCAAGGCTAAGGCCGCCAAGACCTTCCGCTACAATTCCTTCTGACTGATAATGTCGGCGGTAGTTTGTTGTGATGTTTGTAGTTAACGTACCCTTATCCCGATACCCACTCAACAGCGGAAGAAGTTCAATATGGGTAAAATCGCCGTTTTCAAAACTTGGGCAGATAACAATTCCAACGTAAAATTTTCTGGATGAGAGTGTTATAATGACGGGAAATTGCCTGACTGCTGCTTCCATAAGGAAGCTCTCTTCTGGACTTGTGGAAACAATTCTTGCGATAGCATCCAACCTGCGATCCCCTTTCTCTGTTCTTTTTTTGCGCCGCCAACCGCAAAATGCAGCAAGAGCAACAGATGTCATTCCCCAGACTGCAGATTTAAGATCCTTTATCGAATTTCCTCCATCAAAAGAGATAGGAAAAACTCTTTTCAGGGCATCAGGACCAAGATGAAAAAAATGCAGAATACCGTTAATCAACCAGCGGTATACCCCAAGGAAACCAAGGATCGTACAAACAACCCACGCAACACAGACAAAAACAGTTCCCCAGGTTGCAACAAAAAAATAAGCGTCCCATCCCACAGAACGCTTATACCTATATCTTGTTTCCAAACAAAGAGTAACATAAACATAACCACTAATCAGTATGACAGCGATCAATAGCGTATTCATTCTTACCCTGGCTTTTTGTTTTCCAATGACTCAAGCTTGTCCAGTTGTTCTTTGATAGCCTTTCTGACCTTGTCGTTCTCAAGGTTAACCATGATGAAACCATCGTCGCTTACTTCGAACTTATCCTTGTTTTCTTTAAGAACTTTTGACAACCTGTTCGATGGTGTCTGTATGGTTCCATACCCTCTTATTGCATATGCGAGACTCATTCTTACCTCCCATCTTACCGTTATCACCGTGTAGTGACACTGTTACATCCATGTATAAATGCTTTGATACTATGGCTATACCATTAAAATAAGTTTACCGGAAGACTTTGATCAACTACTTTTCACACCAGATACACAAATAATGTGAAACACAACATAGAAATTGTCAAAACCGCCGGGTGGCGGGTGCGTTGAGGATGCCTGACACATCAGAGGTGGCGGGAGATTACTCCCCCGCCTGGTCTCTTACTCCTCAGGTTCGTAAGCTGTGAAGACAGCGACCTCCGTCTGGCCGGTTCGGATTCGTACCTCGCAGAGGTCTTTCCTCGTTACCAGTGCCGTCACTATGACGGTTAAACAGATGACGATCAGGGCGATTAACATCGCCTTTTGCTGCTTCATAGCCTGCTTCTCCTTGCCTTTCGGCACGTAAGAGGCTAACCTAGATTTGCCGTTCATAGATTGAGCCTCAGATTAATGTTAAGCGTCTTGCCGGACGCGTAATGTTAACTGGGGCTTTTCTCTATCTGCCTTTTGGTGTTCATGCCTGAGACAGATAGCCTCAAGCACCCGCTGCAATTCTACTTAACTCTCCTTTTCCCGCAAACCGTTTTTATCCCCAGCGGCAAATCGAATACACCACCAGCGCCACCGCCATCGCAATTCCTACCGTTGTTAATGCTTCAGGTCAGGTCATCGTAAAATATCCTCCACGCTTATCAGTCCGTTCCGCTCCAGATAACTCATCGCCTTATCCGGTAATTTGCAGTCTGGCTTCGCTTTCCTCAGTTGCCAGGTTAACTGCTTTACCAGCATGGTTAACTCATCGACCAGACGCTGATATCCCACTGGTTTGTATTCATGCAATTTACCGGCTGGCTCTGCTGCCAGCGATACCAGTGCGATTTCCAGAACAGCAATATCCATCTTATATGTGCGGATGATGTCATGGTCGATTGTGCCCGGTATGCACAGTCTCTGTGCTTCAATAGTCTCCTCTGCGTGAGCTATTAACTGCTCTCTGGTAAAAGTCGTCATGCCGTAGCCCCTTCTTGATATTTTTCAAACCAGAACACAACCGGCTCTGCTTCCAGCGATGCCAGCGCAATCCGTGCCAGTTCCATTTGTTCACCACGGGTAAGCCCGTTTTCAAGCGGGTTTTTAATGAACAATTCAATACGTTCTTTGGTAATAGTGGTCATGTGTTACTCCTTAACCCGCAGTGCTTTCAACTGATGAGGGGAACAAAATCTTTTCATCAAACCCTGCATTCATATCATGAACAGCAACACACCAATCCATCGACGAACGATTATCAAGAGCCTCCATGATTTCATCCATGCGGCGTAGGTCATACAGGTAAATGCTTTTATCGCCAATGGTGTAAAAACCAATTTTTTTCGGTGATGGGCAGCGATCAAGAACGTCCTGTAATTCGTTCAACCATGCCCGTTCTTTTTTTGTCAAAGTTGCCATATCACTCTCCTTTGATGCGAATACCAGTGGTACTCATTCTCCTGATTTCCCAGAGCACACGAGGAACACCACCGTTTCCGACTGGATCGCGTTTACTCCGCAGGGCGACGCTTGATTCCGCCCAGCTTTTTCTTGGAGGAAGCTCTTTCACACGAACAAAACCAGCTGCGCGAAGAGATGCTCCTGATTCATCTGCCCGGGTGTACGTAATACAACGTTGATAACCCATAGCTTTTGCTGCCCGCCAGACAGCACCATAAAGCGCGCTGTTAGCGTTGCGTTCTCCTGTGGTACATGTGCGATTTACTTCAAGCGTTAATCCATCGTCCAAATGTCGTGCAACAGGTCTACCGGCTGTCGCCACACCTATCAATTCTCCGGCATCATTTCTCAGACCAATGCTGAATTTATGCCCCACCGGGGGTTTATTGTGTCGGTGATGTCTGGATATAAACGCCTTCGCAACACGAAGAGTAACCGGTGAAATCTGCACTCTCACTCTCCTTTGATGCCAATGTTTACAGCCTGGCAAGCCTCTTTGAGCACCCAGTCAACAGCGTCTTTCCATGCTCCGGTTTCGACTGGCGGATTTTCACGCTTAACCTGTTCATAGAAGCGCACTGCTTTAATCAATCCTTCTGGTGTCAGTGGCACAGGCGGGGCAGTGAATAACGCCTGAATTTCATAGTTCGGCCTGTCGTTACAATCCTCTTTTGTCGGTACATATTTCCAGTCACCAACCCACATCTTCTCCTGAAAGTCCGTAACGCCTTTTTTCACGTAGCGATATCGCCATGCCACTGGTTTTGCCTGCCCTGCCTTTTCATGCCCTTCCTGATAATTAATCTCGCTCATTCATCGCCCCACTCATCACAATATGCTTCGACCGGAGTTTTTCCTGCTTCATAATCATCACGCCATGCTTCAGCATCAGCAGCACTGCCACCACGTAACTCTGCATAGTCCATTAACAGTTCATGCCATTCTTCAAAACTGACGTTGTATTTAGTTGAACCAAAATCAGCCATTTTGTTCTTCCTCTTCGTCTTTTATTTCGTGATATGAGTAATTGCAGTAGTTAAAGAAAATATCTTTTGCTTCGTCATATATTTCATCAGGCGTCGCATCATCATCCACTTCGAATTCATCCTCGAAATCTCCACCGGCTATTCCCGTTTCAATAATTATTTTAAACTTTCGCATTTAACTACCGCCCTTTCGGGCGGCCTCCTGATGTTCTGAGGGTGCAGAAATCCCTCCGGTTAAGGATTAAATTTTATTTGCAGTGCTAAATTTAATTATTCAGTTCTGGCTTTTGTCGCCCTGCGTATCCGCGCTTTCGCGTTACGCTCAATCTGAATTAGCTTTTCTATATTTTTCCGCCTTTCCCGTTCCTCCTGGCGCAAGAGCCTTACATCATCCGCCAGTCTGGTTTCTCTTTTCGCCACTGAGAGCATCCAGTCAAACGGCTCCACAACTGCACCGCAGATTTTACAGCGGACCTGGCGCTCTTTTTCGTCAACCCGGACAGAGGAGTGATGGCAGTATGATCTTTCCGATGGCTCATAAAGAAAATTAACCTGATTACGTGGGCCATCCTCTTTTACCGGAAATAAAACAATATTACTTAACTCATCTTCTGGTTTTATTTCCATGCTCCTCTCCTTTGATGCGAATACCAGCGGCAATTGAAGCCTGATAGCTAATTTCACTCACAGCCCCCCCCTGTAAATTCCCATGATAAAACGCCAGCACGCGCTGCATAACTTCGCTCTTCCGGCACTCGCTACAGATTATGTTCTGACGCCTGTCGTAGCGGCGTATTTCTCCGTCTGGTAATGACCAGATAAGGTCCGGATCAACAACAGATGATTTCTTCAGATTTGCCCTTGAGAGTTTTTTGCGGGCGTTTTGCCAGTCCTTACGCGCCTGTTCAGACGGGAATAACCCGTAGCCAGAAACGTACACATCACCACTGGCAGCCAGCTCTCTGGCGAGAAGGCTCATCAGATATCTTGTCGCCCCTGTTTTCGCCTCCAGTTGGCGTAACGTCTCGCGTCCACTCTGGCGTACAAGTTCAACAACCTGCCCTTTAATTTTTTCCCGCTCTTCCTGTGTAAATACTCTTGCCATAAGCGCCTCCGGCAATCACTTTTCCGACACAATACGACTGGAGGAATCGACAATCTGTCGGACAATATCCCGGTGCTTGTTCAGCTCCCGCAGTGCAGCGCAGACACGCTCCCACTTCTTGACATGATTTTTCGCCCGACGCAGCTCTCGGTTTGCCATATGCAGCGATGGTAAAACCAGGTCATCAGCTCGCGTTTCAGTAAACGATGGCAACGATTGCACAATGTCCGCTACAGTTTCTGTTTTTATATCTTCCTGTGTTGCCGCTTCCTGTACTGGTAACGCAACACCTGCTGGCTGAGGAAAGGCCTTACCATCATTTTCCGTTACCGGCACGGATTTCGGCTCTGCTGGTAACTTATCGCCCGGCATGCAGTAACGAAATTTACCGTTCTGATTAACGCGTGCCAGCCGCCCCGTTGCGGTTACCACAGCCAGCGTGGAAGCAACTTTGCGAGTACTGACACCGAACTTACCCGCCAGTTCCTCACACGTTTTAGCCCCCTCCTGACCGATAAACTCAATCATCATGTCTGCGGTAACTTTTTGTTCGACCTCCCCGGTCAGCATATCCTGTGCTTCAGATTTTACTGGCCGCTCTTCGGTTACCCGGGATTCACCTTCGCCAACCAGAAACCAGGTGTGACCAGTTTTATCAACGACGCCATTTCTTTTGAGTTCCCACAGCTCGTTCAGCACTTCTTCACGACTGATATCAAGTCGCGTAGCCAGTTCCACCGACGTGGCTTTTCCCATTGCTTTCAGTGCGTCAAAAACGGTCTCCATTAAAATTTCCTCCCGGTAAAATTACTTCTCAACTCAGACAAAACCAGCCGCTTTCCGCCGCTCATATTCCTGTTTCAGCAACTCAATTGGTGTTGGCCCCGAAGAATGCTTTGGTGCAGCCAGTTGCCGCCGGACTGGCGGAATACTCAGGCCGTTACCAACATGCTTCGCCCATTTCGTCAGTTGCCATTCTGCAAGTCGTTTTAACTCCCCTTCGGTCATCTGACGCTCAACCCCTTTTGCCCGCATCTCGAGGCAAATGTGATACAGCACAGGCTGAGACCACGGGTATTTATCGCTTCCGTCGTATCGCCAGGACTCGTTGCGCCAGCGGCGGTACTCCTCCATCACAGCATCCACCGTCAGACCGAATGGATTTGCCCCACTCTCCGAAATCAGCGCCACAAACTCAGCCAGGTCCGGAGGCCATGTTTCACCCGCCCGGCAGCGGTCCATGCACTGGCGGCAGACCTGTCGGATTTGCTGCTCAGTCATCGCACCAATCTGTGCAATCCAGAGCTTCGAAGGTGCGGCCCCGTTCTTCTGGGTCCAGCGGTTCGAATAAACCTCCCCCATGAGTTCCCACAGCTTCCACGCCGTTTCCGTCGCTGATAAATCCGTTTTCACGTTCCCACTGCTCACGTGCTGCCCGAATTTCCTGAACTGCCCGTGATGCGGTGCCACCTGGTGCTGCTGCATGGTTCCCCCCCTTGCTGACTGGTTTAACCTGCGCCCTGACGTGATTTACGTGACGGGCGAATTTCTGCTCCCACTGAACCTGTGTGAAAACTTTACCCTCCGCTGCCCAGTAGTCCCGGAAGGCGGCAAGTTCAGCTGGTGTAAATTCCGGCTCCGGCAGAGCCACTCCCCACAGAGCTGCCCGCCGTCGAAAATCCGGCGACGGATGCCAGCCATCAGTCATCGGAAATTTCCCGATGGGTTCGCTCAGGCCTTCCAGGTAATCAGGTTCCGCTGCCTGCAACGGCACGCCATTCGACTCACTGGTCGGAGCACTCTCGCGCACGCGCGCGTTATGTGTGGGGTTTAATTCTTTATCTGTATCTTTATCTGTCGTGACTCGTCGTGACATGTCGTGACATATGCGTGACTCGTCATGCCCCTCCTCATTCTGTTTTCGTAATTTTTCCCTCTCGCGCTGCGCTCTCTTGCGCTCTGCCGGGGATTTCGCGGTTTGTGAAACGTTGCCATTGTCCTCTTTCAGTACCTGGCGTTTTTCCCATCCAGAGATTAAATCTCCATCAAGTACCCGCCCCTGCATTGCCTGTAAAATTGAATCAATTACCTCTTCCGTCACATCAAGCGCACTTGCTAAATCCTCCGTCGTGACATCAATGTGACCACGTAGTGACACGCCGTGACATGTCGTGACATTTCGTGACGCGCTCACCAGAAGGTGGATATACACAGCCATCACTGTTGCGATTGGCTGTCCTGACACCCTGGAAATTGTTCGCCACTTAGGATCATTTGGCATGTCATGCCATAATCTGAGCCAGGCGTTAGCCATACTCACCTCTTCTGATACCGAATCTTTTTACTCACAAATTGCCGGAAGTGATCCGGTATGAATATTGCGAGTCAATGCACAGCCACAATATTTCCTGCAGGGCCACCACGATTCATCTGGTTGAAACCAGCGATCGCCACTGCGACAAAATCATCAGCGTCTCTCACCAGTCGTTCCCGCGTCTCCACCAGTTCCCGAAAATAGGTTGAGCTATGGCTGCGCATTCGGGCCACCAGCAGAGGTGGCATTGCTTTTTCGATAGCTGGTAACAACGCCTGAATTTTTTTAACCGCATCAGGGGTGTCTTTCTCCACCCAGCGGAAAATTTTCTGAGTATTGCGAGCCAGGGCTTCCGGATGGCTGTCGTCATACAGTTCCGGGAACGTCATCCCCAGTTCGAAATAAGCCTTAGTTATCTCAGCTGCCGGAACCTTTTCACCATCAGGGTATGCCCATGCATTCATCGCCATGCGGATGTGTTCATGCTTGATTTTCATGAATCATCTCCGGTGCATTTGGTGTGTTAGCCTTACATCCAACAGGTAAACCGTCAGTTGGGTTAGGGTAAATGTCTGGGCGAATTTCATGCGGGGTAACTTCCCACTTCATTAGCTGACATAGCGGAATTACCTGCTTTGGGGGGACGCCAAAGCTAAACCATTGCCAAACGGTCTGTTGGGCGACCCCCATATAACGACCTATTTCAGCCTGAGTGTATTTCTGCCTAATTTTTTCGCGAGTGCTATCTAGCATTTTCCCCTCCTCTAAAAACTATAGGCAAAGGCTACAATAAAAAACTGTATTTGATCAACAGTTTTTTATTGTGATGCTTTTAACAGTATTTACCTGTAAAATTGAATAATGATGAGCGCCCTAGAAGTATCTATGTACAGAATCAGCAAGCTTCTTCAGGAAACTGGATGGAGCCAGGCTGAGCTTGCCCGTAGAATTGGTGTGACACAACAAACTGTTCAACAATGGGTCAGCGGTAAGGCTACACCTAAAGCCTCAAGTTTGGATAAACTGGTTGAGGTTACAGGGCATCCATTGCATTGGTTTTTATTGCCTCCTGAAGAGGGGGAGCAAATTTTCACCCCTGACACGATGAAAATTGGTCCTCGCCAACGCGAACTGCTCCAGGCTTTTAGTGCGTTCCCTGAGGAAGACCAAGAAAAAATGCTTCAAGAAATCAAAGACAAGAAAAAATCAATGGAAGAAACCATTGCCCGGTGGCTGGCGGCACAAAAAAGCCGCCGGGCGTGACCACAGTACAAGAAGAGGAGTTATGCCATGGGTACAGCCCTTTCTCCGATAGTTTCAGAATTCGAAACTATCGAACAAGAAAACAGTTACAACGAATGGTTGCGCGCTAAAGTAGCGTCGAGCCTTGCAGACCCTCGTCCCGCAATTCCACATGACGAGGTAATGGCTGAAATGGAAAATCTTATTGCTCAAATCGTTGTAACTAACAGGAGCGAGTAATGTTACCCATTTTATGGCTACCATCTGCTCGCGATGATTTGCGTCAGATCATAACTTACATCGCCAAGGAGAACCCACCGGCAGCGCGCAGACTAAAAATACGCATTGAAACATCGGTATTACCTCTATCTGAGCATCCGTACCTATATCCACTAAGCGAACGGGTTTCAGGGGTGAGAGAGATAGTGACCCACCCTAACTACATAATCCTGTACAGAGTAGCTGCTTCAAGCATTGAGATTGTAAGCGTGATACATGCTCGCCGACAATTTCCCTCCTCTATCTGAGCTGAACAATTTTCATACTCCCTCTTTCGAGGGATTTTTTTTGCTCAGATCTACAATTAAAAACTGTTGACATAAAACAGTTTTTAATTGTAGATTGTATTCACCAACCCACCCCGCCCCACAGAACGCAGGGCAATACTTCGAGTTACCAGGCAGTGGCAAGGGGTTAAGTAGCCAGCCCGAGGCGTAAGAACATGACGTCAGGGTTCAACTTTAATAACTATGCAGCAGGTTTTTGTTCCGCTACCCCGGCGTTAAGGGGAAATGAGGTCAGCATGGATACTATCGATCTTGGCAACAACGAATCTCTGGTGTGCGGCGTGTTTCCAAACCAGGACGGCACATTCAC